ATCCATCCCTTTAACGGTGATGACTACATTTGGATTTTTGGCGCGTTGTTGGGCTATGTGTTGCGCTGCTTCCGCCTCGGTTGCGAATGTCGTGGAGCCACCGCTACTACCTGTTGCAGTTACGGTTTTTGTCGTTACTTCGATTGCCGAGAGTCTTTGGCTTGCTCCTGCTTCATGGAGTGGCGATGTGGGCGCGGTTGGTTCTGCTGTTGGTGCGGCTGGCGCAGGGGGAGCGGCAGCGGCGGCTGGCTTGTTCGTTCCATCAATAGGCTCAAGGTTAATGTCTCCGTAATTGCTATACCTCCGCCCCGGCTCGATGTTTATATCAATCGGCTCCTGCTTCATCCCTGCCTGACTCTCAGGCGCAGTCTCCGTCTCTGCGCCGTAATCGTGGTCTGTGAGTTTCTGCCCAAATGCAGCAGCTTTTTCTGCAAGCGTTGTGTTGGGATCGTTCAATAGCTCATACGCCCGCCTCTCCTTGTCCGTGGCATCTGCCCGATCCTTATCACGAACCTGCTCCCCCTTCTCGTTGGTGATAACAGGGCCGAGAACCTTGTCGCGCAGCAACGCCTTGTGTTTCTCCATGTCGGCAGAAAACTCTTTGGCAGTTGTTTCCTCGACAGGCATAATTCCGGCAGCACGGGCAACATCTTCGATATGCTTTCTCTCAAACTGATCAGACGCGATAAACGCCAGCCGTTTCTTCTCTGCTTCCTCTGCGGGAGTGAGCTTGTCCTTCTGATTCAGTTCATCGAACCTGCGCTTCCCCTCTTTCACGATGTCCGAATAAGTCGCAAGATGAACGGATTCCCCATTCACATTCACTTTATCCAGCCCGCTCAGAAACATCGCATCGCGGGTTGTCGTCATCTGCTTTTTCTGCTGAACGAACTTGACGCTGTTTGAGTAGTCGGCAACGGCGTGATGCCCCGCAAACGCAAGGTCTGCCCCGAACTCTCCCGCTGTCGGCATCCATTCACCCCCATTAACGGCACGCAGGCTTGCGCTCATTGCGCTGTTCGCCGCCATCTGTGTTGCAAGCGACCCCGCTCCACGCGCAACCGGATTCGCCATTGGAGCAATCCATTTTGACATCAGCCCACCAAGGGCTTTTCCTCCAACCATGAACGCAGCCAAGTCGAGTGCAGTATGTCCGCCGATTGCCGCTGCCTCGTTTTCGGATGCACCTTGCATCTTGGCAGTCTTGTAGCTTTCAGCCATAGCGCGAACGCTCATCTGAGTAATGCTGGCAATCTTACCCAGCTTACTAGGGCCAATAATCAGCGCAGACGCGCCACCAACGCCCCTTGCGAAGTCAGCAAGCGCAGTAGGATTAACATTGGCATACGTTCCCTGCATCATGGCTTGACCAAGCATCCACTCATGCAGGTTGTCTTGGCTTACATCGTGACCAAGTGCTTTTGAAGCGACATCGTAGATGCCGAGAATCTGCTTGTTGAGGGATGAAGTGAATGAAAGCACACCCGACAACGCAGAGTTCGCGCCTAGCTTCTCATGCTCCACATCAATCTCGCGCTGCTTGCTCATCCATTCCGCGCTTCCGGGGACTTGTTCTTCCTGACTCTTGTAAAGTGATTCCAGATTCCGTGTTTTCTGCGCATCAGCAGCGACCAGCGCACCGCGCTTGAGATTAAGTGACTTCTTCAAGTCATCGGATATTCCCGGCTCTTTCAACTGCTGCTCAATCGCGTATATCTCGCTTTCGTTGTCCTTTATTGCGGAAACATTATCTGACTGTTGAAGCCGTGCTGCCGCCAACTCCTTCTCATCGGCAATCGCCTCTGCCGCTAAGTCCCTTGGCTGCAATCCATACTTCAACTCATAGTTACTATCCAGCCCGCGCTTAATGGATGCTTGCTCCTGCGCGTTTTTGAAAATGTCGCCCCCTGACTTGTCTTGCTGTGTGATGCGCCGATCCAATTCCTCGCCAGCCGGAGCGGGGTAGTCCGCAACGCCAATCTCTTGCATACGAAGATAAAGTGATTCCCGCGCTTTCTTAACATCGAGAAGCGCGGCTTGGCGCATCTTGTCATTTCTAAGAACGCTACCTTGTGGCACGAATCTGGCAGGCATCCCTATTCCGCTCATGTTGTATGCAGGGGCATCCTCGTATCCCTGCATCGCCGTATCCGCCATGTTCGCTGGCTGCTTTAATGAATCGCTCAACGACTGCGCGTAATCGCCAGCCGATGTATCAGCCATTGGATCGGGCTTCGGTTCCGCTGGTATCGGGGTGCTTCCGCTGAGTGAGCCGGAGAGAATAGTTTCATCCTTCGGTTCGGCCTTTGGCGCGGAAGATGTATCCGAGAACGCCTTCTCGTAGTCCTCTAATGGAGGTAAATCAACGGATTCTGAATTATCGGAAAACGCCTTTTCGTAATCTTCGATAGGCGGAAGTTCAGTGATTTGCGATCCCATTTAGGTATGCTATGGGATGTAGCCTTGTTTTCTAGCCATTTCTGCGGCTTTCTTTATATCCCCATTTGCCGACTTTAAAAGTCGATCCTTCACTTCGGAAGTTAACTTTTTTGGTGCGCTTGAGGACGATGACGAATTGAATGATTTCACCAACGCATCATGCTTGGCCGATGCCGACCTATAAGCATCATTGGCATTATTCATCTTCGCTAGTGCAGCCGCTACGTCCTTGTCTTTATCTTCCCTTGCAATTGCAGCATCATACTCGCCCTTGAAGTTTGAGTATGCGGCTTCGGATTTATCCCTAGATGATACGGCTGACCTGAGTGAAGATTGTTGTAGCTCACTCAACGTTCCTTCTGCCATAGGTTTTGATTGAGGGATGGTTCCGACCTTTCGGATTGTTCCATCATTGCCTTTTTGTAAGATTGTGTTTCCGAGTCTAGCGTTCCCGTTTTTATCGAACTCCGGCAATGCTGAATGATCTGCTGGAGGTGTTTTCCAATGCCACTTGCCGCTTGCTGATTGAGTCACAGTAAGCACGGTTCCATCGTCGGTTTCGTATAACCCTTTACCAATGGGCTTCCCGCCGAAATCAGAAATTGCTTCGTCTCTCGACTTATAGCCAAATCCAGAACCAGTTGCGGTCTTTGCAATTCTTGATAATTGCCCATTTGTCAGAGATAGCGCCGTCGCTTCTATTTGCGCTAGCATCTTCGGGTCAACATTTCCTTCCTTATCCCGAAAAGCCTGAGCCGCTATACTCCTGTTATTATTGTGTAATGTTCGTAAATCGGGCGATGTGTCTGATGAATTAGAAGCCGCTGCGCTACCGGAAAAGTTCGCTGGCGGCGGCGGTGCTTCGTATCCCGGTTCTTCTTTTTCGGGAATGGCATCTCCTAACTTTGCATCTAGCACGACACCCGGTTGACCCGTAGTATTGTTTATAGCTGCGCTACCGGAAAATCCAGCTTGCGGCATAGCCGAAAACTCGTTGAATTGACCTTCTCCCGTGTTAAACGGAACCCTAACAGCATCCTGCTTACCTTTCATCCCCGCAACCGCCACAGCCCTGCGATACGCCATATCGTCATGTCGCGTAGCCCTTTCGTCCGCACGATCTGCCGCCTGCATCGCATACTGTTGATGCTGCCACTGTAAATGTTGCTGGTTGCCCATGCTGACTAAAGCCTGACCTCGCGGGTCTTGCATGGCGAACGGATGCGCTGCACCCAACTGCATCAACTGCTGCTGGTAATCGGGTGACTCCGGTGAAATCTGCGAAAGGTTCTGACCGAGACTCTGTAACTCCTTCATAGTTGTCACCTGTTTCAGTCCGTTCTCGATCATGCCGCCAGCCTGTGCAAGTTGGCTGACAAGACGATCCCCGTAGCGTTCGCCCATCGCGGCAATCGCCATCGGGTTTCCTTCTGATATTCCTAGTGGCATATTATGAGGTTATCTGTTCCCTAGTATTTATGTCGTATTGTCTTAAATCAGGACTGGAATACCGATTGTTGTAATTGTCCTGCATCTTTTGCGCCTGCTGCATCTGTGCATACTGCCCCATCATGCCCGCAACGGTATTGCTTGCGCCTTGCACCATCTGACCCTGTTGCAATGCCGATTGTTGCTGGTTGGCAATCATGCCCATGCCCATTGCGTTCTCATACCCCGCATTCAGTTGATTCGTCTGATTGATTGCGTTCGCGTTGAACTGCATCCCGTTCATTGCTAGAGCAGGATTAAGGAACTGGCTGCTTGGATCAAAGAGTCCCGGCATCATTGCTGCCCCTGCTTGATTTGCAGATTGAGCGAATTGCGTTCCCCATTTGCTCAGGTCGAGCGATGAAAGTCCAAGGTTGCGCAGATTCAATGAACCCAATGCCGTGCCGCCGCCACCTGCGCCTTGGCTCATGCCGAATCCGCCTTGGATGCCGCGCTGTGCTGCTGCCCTGCCAATGCTGCCGACTACATCGCTTGGCAGTTCACCGCGAGCAAACGATGCAGCGTTGCGCCCGACGAGTTCTTGATTTTGCCGAAAGTAAGGCTGGAACTTCTCGTATCCCCTCAACGCTTGATTCTGTTGGAACGCATTGACGCCACTGGCGAGCTGCTTGGTTCTTCCCCAATTCTGCAAATTGGATTGCGTAGCAAACTTTCCGGCGTTTTGCCAATCCGCTAATTCGGGATCGTCTAGCTGGCCTTTTTTAGCGAGTGCCGCCATGCCCGATTGCGCTTCTTTGGATGCTTTAGATGATTCGTTAGCGGCATAGGCTGCGCCTCCTGCTGCGATAACGGCCCCGGCAATAATTGCGCCCATATTACGTTTCCTCCTTCACGTCTGGTTTTACGACTTGATAAAAGAGAACCGACCAAGGCTCGATACGCGCTTGCACGAATAAAGAAGGAGCGACGATTGCGGGCATCCCAAGTGAAAGAGCAACCGCCGCTGTGTAACACGCTGGATTCGGGAACAGGTTCTTCCCCGAAAGCAGTAAGTTCTCTTGAATCTTTTCAATCCGATCAACGAGATGCGGTGCTTGCTCTTTCAGCAATTCATGCACCTTGGCAAATGCGGCATCTGGCTCACCCTTGATGAAGCTGTTTCCAAAACCTGCAACCCTGTCGCCGTTGGTTCGCTCACCCGTCAAGACCTTGTAAGCCTCAACAATCGGCCCGTGAACCTCGCCAAGCGTTGCGAGTGCAGCGATGTAGCTATTGACCACATCACGACTACCAAAAGCCGCCTGTTGAAGTGCCATCGTGGAGCAGTTTTCACGAAACACGCATTGCGCGTGAGCATGATAAAGCGCACCGAGCAGGCGCATTTCGGGTTCAGTGAGTGATTTGTTATTTTCCCAATACTTGTGCATGAATGATTTCCTTTCGTTGTTCGATATGCAGCGAGTGCATCTTGACTAAATGTTGATCCGGCAAATGTTCTTCGGGGCAGACCCAATTCCACAACTTCCGCATCCCCTTCATCGTAGCGAGTTCTGCGAAGTCTATGACCTTTGGCTCCACGAATTGCATAAACTCCCGCGCCTTCTGATTCAGCCCTTCATATCCTTCCTCCATCATCTCCACTGGAACTCCCGCAACCTTTGCCAACGACTTTAATGACTGTGCCGGAGAGCGGCGAATGTAGATGTAATTGGCATTGGGCATCCGATGAACCAACTCCTGCCACACCATCAGCGACCCTGGACACGCTGCCCCGCTATACTTGTAGGGCTGACCGAGAATAGATTGAACCGCAATATCCGTGCGCCTGTCCTTGCGAAGAATCTCATGCTGACAAAACACGTTGCCGATTGTCAGGAAACAGGAAGTCCACGCTGTCATCGAGCGAGGCATGGCTAGAATGATGAAAGGCTTTTTCATGACCAGCGTTTGTAATTTCCGGCCAGAGACGGGTTGTTGAAGTTACTGCGAACCTTGACCTGCTTTTCGTTGCTTGCGCTGTCGGCATCCCGCATCTGCGATTTTAAAGATTCCAGCGCAAGGTTCATGTGCTTTATGTTCGTCTCGTCGTCCCGCCTGCGCCATGCCGCAATCGCTGAACACGCCCACCCGATTGCCACTGGATGATTGAACGGAAGAATCTGATCCACGGAATCAATTTTCACGAATCTTGTTTTGCCGAGGATGCGAACAAGGTTGCAGCCCCACCACATTTGCGGAAGCTGCTTTCTGCGGAATAACCCTTCCTCTGTGTCCGGTAGATACGAACAGAAGTTGAACCGTTGCCCGTTGTCGTAGTGCAGTTGAAGCAAAACCGATCCAGTAGTTTTTGGCTTCTTGAAAAAGGTTACGTCGAATGCAACGGAATCCATCACCACGGGCAGCGCATCCTTGAGCAACGTCAACGTCTGCCGCACAGGAACCCCGTGTTCGTTCGTGATTTCAATTATAACTTCCTTCCCTGCATCAGCATCTTCCGTCGCTACCAGCGCAATCCTGATGCCCTGTGTCTTGGGTAGATATTTCGGGATGTAGAAGTCTCCGAGATCGCGGCACTCGTATGGGGCGCACCCGCCGTAGCTGCCGCCAGTCGCAACCTTGCCGATGAAGAACTCGCTGCGCTGGCGCAATGGCAATCCGTTGATGCCGATTTGACGGGCTTCACGGCAATCCTGCGGCAGCGAAAAGCAACCGCTATCCACTGGAACATACCACTCGAAAAGTGTTCCCTCTGAATCTATGCGCGTATGCAGTTCAAAGCAGGCTTTGTTCAGAAACGATAGAACGACCTCAATCCCCTCTGGTGTCGTCGGGCATACGCCGCTGTCGAGCACCATTGGCGCGATGTCCTCTATGATGTCACGGACTATGGTGCGTTGAGTTTTCACGTAAGAGAGCGGACGATGTATGCGAAACTTGTGTTTGCGGGGGTGTTGTCAAAACGTAGCGTGCATGAACCAACTTGTTGCGTCCCTGTAATAACGTGCCAGTTGTAATATGTGCCAATCGGAGTATCGGGCGCGTAGTAGCACCCCAGAACAATGTATTTCGTATCCGGCATTGGGGGCGACAGTGGGATTGTAAAAATGGAATCCCCTGGTTGAATGGCAATCGGGGTAGCCCCGCTGCTTCGTGTGTCGGGTAACGAATTTTCAACCGAAACGGCGGTTGAGAGCGCAATATTGGCTACTGTAAGTGCTTGGTCTGCGGTATTGTTTTGCGAACCTGTGTCGAGTTCGCTAGTGACGGAATTGACGTTAAAGAATTGCGCCATCACCCTTCCGAGTTGATTCAAGTCGCCGGGGATACAAGCAAGGTCAGGGGGCGCATCTGTCCATCCTAGAGAAGCGACGATCTGAGTGTTTGTTGCCATATATTTCTTATACGTTGATTTTTAATAAATGTCTAGCTTCCGTATGGAAAGGTTTCCGGCCATGTAGTTGTATTGAAAATACTACAACCAATTTGCAGTTGTATTCTCGCGCTACCAACCCCTGCATCCGTGTAAATGTTGGTTGCCGTATCATAGGTTCCATCGGGATAAATAGGCTCCTGCGTGATAACCAGTGTCCCTGTAATGTCCACGTTACCAGAGACAATCACCGCATCGGTCAGCACGTTAATTAGGCGTATCGGTTGCAGCGCGTATGCTAGATATTCGCCAGCCACAAAGAACCCGCTGTAATCCACAACATCACCTGAGACAACGTAGGCGTCGGACAATACTGCGGTGTCGCATTGCGGGCATTGCAACCCTGCGGCTGCGCTTTGTTGCGCTGCTGCTTGCGCTTTGTTGATTGCATCTATTTGACTGATTGCTGATGTTGCTTGACCATCCGAAATTGAACATATTGAGGGAAAATTATTGCAACAGATACGCGCCGTCCTAGTGGCAATCCATCCGTAAATAGGGTTGCCGTTTGCATCCGTGCCGATGAGAACCTTTCCGGCAGGTGGTTCTTCTGGCGGATACGGTATCTCGTTGTTCACGCCAATAGGAGCAATCGAGTAAGAGTAATCGTTGATGTTCGGGCAGCAGTCAATCGGGGCGCAGTTGTTGCCCATGCACTCCGCAATCTGTCCATCAGGACGAATCTCAAAACGGATGTTCATTCGATCCACTGTAAAGCTGCCGATTGCGTTCACTTTCACCTGACAATGATGAAAGTTGTTTGCTGGTTGGATTGATCCCGGCACACATTTGTTGGAAGGAACCTGTTGCAGATACTTCCGCGCCCATTGCGGTGCAGCCGTCATCGGACGTTCTGGATTTTCCTCGCAGGTTTCTCTTGTCGGGCAATCGCATCCCGGACTTCCCTGATCCACAAAAACCCAACATGGCGAACCATCAGGGCGATATTCTACGGTAAAGTTTGACGCATTGCGAATGGCAGACATCTCAATCACGCCACCGTTGATAATCTTTGGCGCAAATGCGTTGGTGACTCCTTCAACATTCCCAAATATGGAAGTTGTGTAATTGCCTTCAATCTTCTTCGGTTGCCCTTCAAAGAAATCATCTCCATCAGCAAGCGTGAACTCGTAAAGGCGATTCTTGCCGTCTCTGTCATATGAAAACGCGAAACAGCGATTGGCGTTGCCGATGTAGCCTTGCGAAAACGCCCAAGGTCTTACCCCGCTCCACATCCCATGCCACACGGGAGAACCGTCTCGTCCAGCCGTGGACATTGCATCAGCATCAAACACTACCATGCCGCGACAGTATCGGTGCTTCCCGAATGCAGGGTTGTTGGGTGAAGCAATTAGCGGCGACGTTCCGCACAGCACCATGTTCTGCCAACTCACCATCGGCGCAAACTCTAAATAATCTTTCCGATCCGGCTTGAGCCAATAATTCACTTCACGAGAAACGGGCGTCTGATTCCATCGTTGCGAATACTCGATACGCGAATTGCGATAGCTCGCAATGCCAGCCTGCGAGCGGTAGAACATATCCCCGTTCAATCCTGCAAAGCCATGAGACGAGACAAGGCCGGAGCCGATAAGCGCAACACGTTGAACAGAAGTATTGATCCATTGATCCCGTGGTTGCGATAAATCGAGTGACGTAAATCCGTTGGTGCAACCGATAACCAATTCATTCTGCCCTGTCCCTGTATCAAGGAACGGCATCGGGTATATCCCCATGATGTCGCCTACAAAAACAGGAGTGCCGAAGCTGCCGCCTTCCGCCCAATACGTTTGCTCGGTGAAGCTGAGAATGTCGTCGGGACGGGTAAGAGTTGCTCCGTATGCAATATCGCCAACGTAGATGCTGTTCTTGCCGTCTGAACTGGCAACCACAAACCTGCCGTGGATAAAAGCCATGACGCTGCCAATTGGCATCTCGTTTTTTGCCAAATCTGATCTGCGCGGAGGATTCACACCATCCCAAAACAAGGGAGTATGGATGCCGTCTTGAATGACAAGCCATTGAAACCCCTGCGCGAACCATGTGTGCATGAACTGGCGCGAGTTGCCGTCATACAGCTTGGTTACGACGCCCTTTCTGCCATTCACTTCCACCGTGTAAATCCTGCCGCCAACACTCGCAATCAACTTGCTTGTCAGGTAAGACGGATAACCGTTGTAGAATGTTGCGCCCTGCCCATTCGCGCCTTGAAACCAAACCCGCTCATCGTCGTTCTCAAACTCTAGCTCAATGTTTTGGATGGACGGACGGGCGCGGTTGTAGTCCTCGCGGAAGAAGCGATTGACGGCTTGATGCGCGTAGTTGGCGGGAACCGAGTCCGGCGATCCGCCGAATACTCCCTTTAGCTGCTGATGCCCGTCATAATGGTATGTTGCGGGCATCGGTTCACGCTCCGAGGCGGGTTACATTGCAGCGAACTTCATAGCATTTTGTATTTGCCGTTGCGCCAGAACCAAGAACAAGCTGTATGGTTTGCCCTTGGATGTATCTTCGCATATCTTGACCCGCGAGATGCGCTAGATTCTCCTGATTGTTCTGATTTAACCAGTTATTACTATTGCCGCTATTCACAATGATGCCATTAACCTTTAATGAGATCGCCTGACTTCCGCTTCCACCCTGATTCGTATTTTCCCTCGTCATTCCAAAGAAATCCACCACATAGGTTCCGGGAGTTACGCAAGATAGAGTATATTGGTCTAATACAGCAAAAAGTCCACCTGCGCCGGGAACCCCATTCGGCCATGTGGAGTCGAATAGAATATTTCCAATTACAAGAGGATTGCCGGGAGATGAATTAGCGTTTGGATAACTGTTTTGCGGGTTAGGGGAAACCGTGTTTTCAAAGAATGCCGCGCATTGGCTTCCTGTATCTGCAATCGTGCCTTTGATGATCTCGTTGGAGGTATTCAGCCCAAGCACGTTTGTTAGCGTTCCAGTGGCAAGCCCCGTTGCCGTTGCTGTCCCTGTAATCTGTAAGTCCGCAATCTGCGCATTCGTGACAACCGTAAGGTCATTCACTACCAGCGGATCGGGAACCGTAGCAGTAGGAAGCGTTTCAAACGTAATCTGCCCCGCCGCATTGGTGCGCGGGTAAAGATTTGCAACCGCTGGCCCCGTCAACGTCCGCATGATGTCGTCGCTGCCCTGCACAATGAACTGCCCGAAAGTCTGACTCTGGACGGCTGTAATGTTGGAAAGCGGAATCACTGGCTCCGTGGTGAAATCAATCAGCCACCCGCCGCTGCCCGTGGCGCGAGCTACGAGATAACCGCCGTCTCCGGGAAGTAGTCTACGTTGACAAAAGCTGCTGTCGAGTCCGAGAACGTGACGCAGGGTTGTAGCGGAACCGGGATCGGTGCAAGTGCCCTGATATACCGTGTTGGCGGGCTGACAGGGTGAGCAGGAGCAAGGAGAGTTAGAGCAGGAGCAGGACATAGGTTACGTGGCTAGAAGTTTGACCGCTTTAATATCTTCAACGATTGTGCCGACAATCTGCGCAAGCTGTTGCAACGTGACGGTTGCGGTGTCGCAGGTTCGCAGGGTTGCAGGAGTGCCGAATGTCGTGTAGCCCGTTTGCGTGTTGGCGGAACTAACGAAGGTATTGATGAGCGAAGCCGCAAGATACTCGCCAGCCCCGCTTGTGATCAATACGCAATTCGCTGGAATAGGCGCACCCTCAATCCTAAGTTGAGTGTCTTGGGAAATGTCTAGAAGTGTATTTCCGTTAAAAATAACACCCGAAAGAGCCGAAACATTTAGATAGCTTGTATCGGCTCCATTCCCAAGCGTAATTCCAGCTTCGGAGTATAGTTGTAAATTATTGCCATTTCCATCAAGCGTAAATGCTCCGGGATTTGTCGCTCCCTGAGTAATGACTAATTTCCATTCACCTGCCGCTGTGCCATAAGCTGCATACGCTTGAGTCGTGTCAGACTGATACCCGAACTGCCCCTTAAACGCCGGAACCGCTGCTCCACGCGCTACCGCATCAGCAAACACCACTGTTGCCAGTTGCGTTGCATTGACGTAAGCCAGATTCGCAGGAGTAATTGCTAGGCTTGTTGATGCTCCCGTTAATGCCTCTGCATTTGTGGCAATCTCTATTAGTCCAGAAAAGGTAGTTGTCGCACCGATTGCGGCAAGATTGCTTGGCGTAAGAATCTTGTTGTTAAGAGCTTTGCCGATTGCCTCTGCATCCGTTGCTGTTTCAAGCACTCCGCGCTGTGTTGTCGTGGCATCAGGAAGGTCGTCAATAATCTGCTGAATGTTGAACGTGAGCAGGATTGAGTTGTTGCCCGCATCCAAGGTGACGATCAAGGAGTTGTTGCCGCTGGTAATTCCGCGAAAGTCGAACTCGTTGCCGTTCTGCGAATCATAAACGCCGATGCCTGTCAGGTTGATGTTTGCGCAGGTGTAGGCGACTACGGGGTTGTCCGGTAGCTCTACGATGTAGTTGCACCCGCAAGGTTGAGAAGAACCGCATGAATTACAGGACATAAGCGTGTTTTAATTGGTTTTCAGAATAAAGCAATCACGGAATATCAATGGACATAAGGTTTATACGAGACGGATAAAAGCCTTGGCATCGGATCGCGGACGATACTTCCTCCAAACACCATCGCCAGATTCACTGTCGCGTTCGCCCTTGCCGTTTGTATTTCCATCTACGCTTTCAATTTCTCCGCGCTCGCTGTCTGCTGTCACAAGCCCAATATGCGAGAAATCGAAAACCACAATGTCTCCACGCCTGCACGGATTATTCTCGCCCATTACTTGCAATTTTGCGTCCTTAGCCCAACGAATAAAGTCAAACGCACCCGTGGTTTTCGGGCGGTGGAATTGCGCAATCTCCTTAACGCTTGGCGACGTTAGCCACTCACGGATAATCCAGCAGATGAACGCAGCACACCAAGGCCAAACTCCAGGCTCAGTCCAAGTCGCCAACTGATACTCGCGCACCCTTGGCCCGCGATTGTTTCCGCCAATCTCGCGCACACCGATTTCCTTTTCGGCTATCCTAGCCAGAGCATCCCGTGCTTGTTCTGGCGTAAGAATCGCCAAACGTATTTCATCACTTGGCATATCCTTTTAATGATTTTCTAATTTCATTTCCATCTACGTCGAGCAGCACCCGCTTGCCGTCATACGACGCACCAGCACCCCCGTAGCGGAACGATACGCGATAGGGGATAGCGGAGCAGCCCGTAAGGTAGAGCGTGGCTAGAACGGCAAAAAGCGCGAGCAGGATAAATGAAGCAAAATACTTCGGCCTCATGGTTTTGGTTTTTCCTGTATTGTTGATGCCCACTTGTGAAGGGCGGAAGCAACTGCAATAATTAGCGGCCAATACATAGATACGGACGCAGGGATGATTGGAAGTTTAATAATGGTAGCATCCACGGAAAGCGGGATTGCGGCAAACGCAAGGACGAGTGAGATGAACTTTATTTTGTTCATAAATTTATGGATTCTTTAAAAGGGCAGGGCTTGCCGGGACACATCCTGTAAGCCATTAGCATCCCGTGATTTTCACCAGCTTGCGTCCGCACAGATTCGATTGCGCTTCGTAGCTCTTTCCGGTCAGACTCGCATTGCTCGCTGCGATGCCAAAGGATTTTCGCCAAAAAGCACAAAGCGCCAGTCACGGAACTTACGGCTATGAGCAAAGCATTTTCAAGTGTCATGAGAACAGTGAGAGGATTTGATCCTTTACGGTGTTCATCCGAGCTTCCGTGATGCCGGGAGGTGGCGTCGTGACGCTATTCACAAGCACTTTTGCACGATCAAACATCCCGCGCTTGATAAGTTCGACAAGGCCAGCGAAAAGCGGTGCCATAAGACCGCCGGGGACGGTTGAAAACTCATCCACGAAGATGGTTTCCAGTCCGGCCATAGCAGCCTTACGCGTTTTGAGTTCCGCATTGTAGGCAAGTGATTGTTCGTGGGTTCTCATTTTGTAATTTGTGCGGTGATGGTTTTTCCGCTCGCCCAAGTTGAGTCCGCATAGAAACCATCCAAGTCCGGCCCCGAATAAATGTAAGCAGTGACGGTATCAGCAGTGACCTCGACAGGCCCAAGGGTGGGGATGCCATTAACAGAAAATGGGAAATTTACAACAGCAATGTCTCCGGCAACCGCGCCTGTGACCGTAATTGCAATAGAGGTTTCACTGCCACCGAATGCTGTGAAGCTAGTGAGCGATGCGCTGCCGCTGAACTTGCGAAGCGTAGAAAACCCGCCCGATGCGTTTGGGGCGATGCCAAGTGCAGTAAGCACGCCCGCGCCCGTGGTCGTAGTAGAAGGCACAACGCCAGCACCGCCGCCGATCATAAGCGCGTTCGCTGCGAGCAAGCCCGATGAGGCGATGGTGCCCGTTGCTGTGAAAGCAGGGATACCCCCGCTTGTGCCAGCCGCTAATCCCGTGCCCCCGTTCGGGACACTTACGGGAGTCGGGATACTGCGATTAGTTCCAGCGGACATTAGCTTGGTGTGTCGTAGGTTACAAGTGCGCTGGATGCAGCGGCAACAGTGTAAGCGATTGCTGTTTTAAGGGTGCGCCCGCCATATCCACCGCCGTTGACGGAATTACCTACGGCAAGGGCTGTCCCGTTGACCGTGACGGTGCCGGAGATAGCGGTAATACTCCAACCGAGAACCCCGGCTGGAATTGATCCGCTGGAAGCTACGAGAGCAGGAGCGGAAGTGTATTCGTCGGTTGTCGTGTCGCCGCCAGATGCCGTTATCAGCGCAAGCAGCGCACAATAAATGCTCTGCTGAACCTCATTCGGTGTCTGCGTCTTAACGCAATCGCAAGTAGTTAGTGCGGCCATGTTATGCTCCTAGTGAGCACATCGGATTGGCAAGCTGCCACAGAATCAACTGTTTCAATTCTGCGGAGTTTGCCTGTATCGGTGGGCTTAGTTCGTTGAGTTGAACGTATGCGTTGTGGGCGTTAGCCTCGCCGTCGCATTGGTTGTATCCCGATAGATTCTGGAACCCGGTTGCGCCCTTGACTGCAAGGCGTTGAAGGGAATCAAGAACCACAAGCAGGAACGTGACATCTTGAAGTTCCTGTCCGCCAGCGCGTGCGCTCTTTTCTTTGCAGGCGGCGACTTGCTGACTGTCGCGCACCGTATTGCTTGTCCAAGGATTGCAGGTAGGTAGTGCCATATAAGTTTTAGAGTTGGCCCATCCCCCTCTGCCGCTATGACGGCAGAGGGGTTTGGACAATTACAGTTAGGCCGATGCGCAGGAACCACCGCTGTTCCAGCCGCCACAGGTGTAGCGTGTAACAAGGGCTGGTGGGTAGAAGTCCTGTGCGGGACAGTTGTTTGTGCAATCCACCGAACCAGTGACGCTGACTTGCAGCGTTGCACAAGCGCGGGTGACACCACGAAGCGGGAAGCGGCGTGAGAGAACCACATGACCACGCTGACCAAACATCAGGGGCTTTGCAGCTTTCTTCAACACCATGCGCCAGTAACCCTTGTTGCGGTCTTGGTTGCATGGGGTGACTTCGTTCACTTCGTTAATCCAACGCCATGTGCCATCCCAAGGAGAGGCAGTAGCGGCGAAGTTTGCGCCAGAACCAGCGGAAAGCGGTTGCTCGCCATTCTGGGTTTCAAAGACTGAATCCATGTCGCTCCAAGGAATGTGCAGGCTGAAATCTGCATCAATGTATTCCTGATTGGTTTGCGAGAAGCAGCCTTCGCTGATTGCGCGGTTGCTCCACTGATACACGCGCTTGAGAACGCCCGCTGGATAGAGGGGGTCAGTGAGTGTCCAGTTGTAGCGCAGCGCGAAGTAGTCATTCTTGAGCGCGTAACCAGCGTAATGCGTGGTTGCGACGTATTCGGGATTGAGTGAAACAGGCTGACGGAAGCGATTGTCCTCGCGGCGATTGGTGTCATACAACGGCAATGCGCTGAATGTTTCGTAATCGGTAAGGAGCTTGATTTCGCCTTCTGGATTGAAAGTTCCCATCGGGATGCCGTAGTTGCGAACGCGATTTAGAATATCAGTCGAGAGCAGCGCAATGCTGTTTGGGTTCACCGTCGAATCAAGGATGATGTATTTCGTGTTCACCATGCCGTTTGCATCCGTGGCAAAACGCCATTGATCATTAAGCAAGGCAGGAGAACCAGCCTGAGTGCTGGCAGGGTCGTAGCCCATCCAACGGAAGGCGGAAAGTCCAACCTGATTGTTGCGGTAGAACTCATCCATGACATCCGAGCGGATATACATGAGGTCTTTATAGATTTGCTCAATCTGCTGATCGAGCGAAAGCGATGCTGCAAACATGGATTCCAAGCAATACGGAGTCGTATTGTAGGAGATGTTCATCAGACGATACCATTGATGATTCGCGTTGCCGGGATCAACCACCTTGTTAGGAGGGTCGCAGGTAACGGCGCAATCGGATTGCAAGCCCACCATGTCTTGCCAGAGGTTCAAGTCCTCATAGCCGAGACGCTGTTGAGCGAGTGTAGTGACACGGGATGAGAAACCCGATCCAACGGGAAAACGCCCGCCGTCAGGAATCATCCCATCCCACACGCCATTACGTCCGTTAAGACGTTTGAAGATAGGATCGAGATAATGCTGCGCAAGCGAGAAGTGATTACTGATGTCGGCTGAACAGCCGATGGAGCCAATGACGGATTCTGACATATAAATGAGTTGGTTAAGTGAGTTGAGTTTTTCACCAGCGACGGTTGCGGGCCGCCCCTTCCAATCTCATTTCCGAGGTAGTTGCCGGACTACCATGATGTTCATAACGGCTGAATCAGAAACTCAATTAGCTCGCCCTTCGGTGTGAAGAAAAGGCTACGCTGGTTTCTGTAAAAGCAGAATATCAGCAGACCGTCAATATTTATTTTTGCTGATTATTTCTATGCCCTAACAGTCGGGCGCAGAAGTTTCCCGACAATCGAATCTAAATCAGCCGCGCTGTGCGAAGGTGTAGAGCCGCTTGGGACGGGGATGCTACCATTGACGCCTTTGATGAAAGAATCACGTTCCTCCAACTTTGCTTTGAGTGCTGTATTTTCCTCTGCAAGTTTTGCGCGTTCTCCTTCTACACGTTTGAAGTAATGTGCCAGAGTGTGCGTATGCGCGAGGCTGGAAAGCATATCGCGGGTTGATAGTCCTTTGCCGTCTGCGCCAATAGCGCGATCCAGCATTTCCTCCGTTTGCCTACGGATGTCAGGGTCGGCTAAAAGCTCTTTGTGTGTTGCTTCAATTTCGGCAAACACGGAATTGCGTTCAGACTTGAGCGATGCAAGATACTGCTTCTGATTATTTTCTGCATCCGTTTGCCGCTGCTTTTGGAGATTGATCCAAGTGGTTTCGGAATCCGCCAACTCCTGATTCCGCTGCATATCAAGTTCGATTGCTTTTTGGTATGCAGCATTAAATCGGAGACGCTTAGATGCAGGTAGCATATCCGCCCAATCCGAAAACTGTTCTTCGTTCCATGTGGCGATTGCAGTTTTAATCTCTGCGGCATCAGCCCCGGCTTCTACAAAAAGATTACTCATCACGCGCACGGATGCCTCAATGGGCTTGTTGTATTTGCCTTGAAACTCTGGATCGCGGGCAAGGTCAGCGATGCGTAGATTTGTTTGCAACTCCTGCGCACGCTTTTCCGATGCTGTCAGCTTTTCCTCGTATTCCTTCGGAACAGGATTTTTTTTGAAGGTGTCGTATTCCTCGCGCACCTTCGTCAATTCTGCTTCGCGTTCAGTTGCACGCTTCTCCGCTTCTTCTGCTTTCTTGCGAAGTGCGGCAAAGTTTTTGTCGGCATCATTCTCAATCTTAGCTTCCGGCTCCTTGGCTTTTTCCTGTTTCGGTTTTTGCTTCTGGATTTCCGGCAGGTTTGTGACCTTCGGTTTGAGCAAATTGCCAACTACGGCATCCACTTGTTCGGGCGTAAGTGGGCCTTTATTTTCCTCTGCTGGCGGCGCAGCGGGGATTACCGGTGTGGTTTCTGTTGCTGGTTTTTCGGTTGTAGTTTCCATAGATTAAAGTTTAGGTCTGTTGTCTGAAATTGGATCGGAATAAAGCTGCACTTGTGGTTTTGGGGCTTCTTCAACTTTAAGTTTCCCGATGTTTTTAAGAAAGGCGATGCAGCCAATCCATCCACGCATATATCCTTCGTTTCTTATGATGCTTGTGGCATCCGTGATTGCGCCTACGTTTGTCATTTCTTCACGGGCGCACTCAAGCAGATGTGCGAACGTGGTGTCGGAAATCATTACCGCAACCTGCGGCCCAATGTGAGAGTGGAGTTCCTTTTTTGTCATTTTAGGCGTTGTTGCATTTTGTATTGGCGTGCTTCGGAGTCGTCGCAAACCTGAGCTAGAAGGTTCAAGGTTCCTTGACTGTATTTCTTCGATTCTTTGAAGCATTTCTCAACCATGCCGCACAGCCCTTGTTCGCCTGCGAGAATTGCGTAGAACCAATCTTCGGAAGTATTATCTTCTTCCATCTTCTCAACCATTTCTGCTGCATTCATGGCTACGGTTGATAGATCAATTTCCTTATCTGTTCCGATAGCTCGTTCTACGATTTTATCGTAAGCAGCTTCGTAAATAGGATACAGTTTTCCAAAAAACTTGTGATCCGCAAGGAACGTGACTCCTGAGATTAGGTTGTGCGCGTTGTGCGTAAAAAGTTGGAGGAATCTTAGTTGAACTGCAATTTCTTGTAGCATTTATTTGGTTTTCTTTGGCTTGCTCATTGCTTCTTTTCTGGCGATGTCCTGCCGTGTCGAAATAGCTTCTGCCGTAAGTTTCATCTCATCAGACTTTTGTTTTACCAAAATATCCTGCTGCGCCTTTGCCGCTCCAAGAGTCAAGTCTTGCGCTCCCTGCGCCTGTTGGTGAAGCAAATCCTGCCGTTTCTGCTCATCCTTTTGCGCCTGCGTCATCTGATGATCCGACAACTTCATTTGAGTCCGCGCTTGTGTCGTCACAGCGAGATTGCCGAGCTTGGCTTTGTGAGCCTGATCCTTGAGTGCCATCTCCTGTTGAGCTTGCGCTTGCTTAATCTGCATATCCTGCTGCGCTTTCATCATTTCCGGCGATGCCTGCGGTTGCTGCTGAACGTCTGCTTTCTGAATATCTTCCGCCAGCGATGTGCTTAACTGTTGCAGGTTGTTCAACTGCTTAGTAATTGCGGCAACCATCTGCTCGTAAAGCGCGGGCTGATTACCTGCGCGTGGAATTGAAGCCATAAGTTGAACGTGCTGGCCTACGTGCTGCACTCCTGCGTCCATGAGTATGTTCAGCTTTTTCGCGCCTTCTAGGTTCTGCGGATTGACACCTTGCTCCATGATTTGCGGAACTACCTGTGATGCTTGTGACAGCAATTCCATGTGCTTTGATACGTGACGCTCCTGATCTTGGAATCCGTAGGCAATCGGAACCTGACCGAGATGAATCAGGTTGTTCTCGTTATCAATCTGAACTGCATCCTGTCCGGGCTGCGGCTCTTCTTCCTCCACGAATGCCGATACCATTTCCACTCCCTTGAGTGCAGCCACGATTTCCTTCCTTGCGTTCAACTGCCCCCTGCCTGGAGTTGCTACGCCCATGAGTTCCTTGCCCTTCATCAAATCAAGCGACAAATCTCCGCTGCCAATGTTGCGGTTAGCGCGAACGCACTTCACATCCATCAACTCTCCCTCTGGAATGCCGCGCTTCTTGCACCTGTCGCGGAACCGTTTTGCGACTTCGCCGCCGCCCCATGATTCGGGATACTTGCTCGCTGGTTGCGCCAACCTGCGATACATCTCGCTGAAAAGCACATCGAGTCCGACTGACCGATACACCATAATCTGCAACGTGGAAAACTGCGCCCTGTCTGCCCTATCTGCTGTTACCTGTGTTGCCGTTGGTTGCTCCCCTGTTGTCGTCTTGTCGTTCTGCGGGCTGATGCGAGTGTTTTCCGATATTAACTGACTGCCCGTTCCCACAATAGACAGCGCACCTTGAATGTCCGCTTGAAACCGTTGCTGCTCCATCTCTAGCCCCGGAGCCATAATGCCAAGGTTCGATAGGGTGATTTGATCCAGCTTTTGCGTATCTGACTCTGACATTCCCTTAAACATCAGCATATTCGTCAGCACGGCTCCCGTTGCCGCTCTGTTGAACATCAGGTTGTTCAAGTGGCATCCGTCAAAAATGAGATCGCCAAATCCCTTTACCCCGTGCCAATCGTTCTCCGGCCCTGCATTGTCCGCAAACGGAACGATAATCTGCTGCCAGCGTTTCGCTATTTTAGTTCTTTCGTAGATGAACGAATTGGCATCCTCGTCCTTTGTTGTCTCGTCGGCGCGTCCCGTGCCGAATAGGTCAGTAAATGTGACTTGCGTTATGCTCCCGTCGAACTCCTTGGTGAACATATGAATCAACCGAATCGGAAGGAACTCGCTTAGAAGCCATGCGTCATTGTTGCGAATCTGATTGACCCATTCGCTATACGTGAACCTGCGCTGGCTGGTTTGCGACGTTAGCTCTACGTGTTCATAAAGATTACGAAGGATTGATTTTTCATTCCATCCCGCCATCCCGCATCTGCCGTAAAGGTCTGTCACTGAAATCTGATCCTCGATCCACATTGCCGAACAGTTGTCCATTGAGAGGCGCGTTCCCTCTGGTAATAGCACTCTGCGCGTCGGAATCACTTTGAACCGGAAATCTATGGAATCAGGGAAGAACGCGATGCCAATACCAAATAGCCCCATCTGCGTATCCCGTGCTGCTGACTCTAGGATATACTGATTGCCCTGCTCAAAATCAGGGTTGTCCCATCGCCGGATAGCCGAGTTCATTTCTTCCGTAACAACCTTGCCGCGACGTTCAGCTTCCATTGAGTCGTCATGTTCTGCCATGACTTCGGCATAGCCGTCGCCCTGTGCCGACATAGCCATCCACGTTGAGCGGTAGGTGTCCACCTTAGCTTGAAACTGCTTCGTGTTGATGTTGGGCATATCCGCCTGCCCATTTGCTTCTTGTGTCGCTGGCGGCGTTGGCGGAAACCCTGCATAGATGCCTGCAATGTCCGCAAACCGCTGATCCCGCTTCATGTTGGCGTTACGCGCCTCAACGTATGCCGACCATGCAGCGGTAGTAGTCGCTACCCTGCGCTTGGGTGCTTTGCCTTTTGAATCAACGGTTTGAACGCTGAGTGGCGTTGTGTCAGCGGGTGAATTATTGTCAGTCATTGGAGAGCAGGCGGATTGAGATCAGGTGCATTGCGCCACAAAGCGCGAAAAGGTAGAGAGGGTAATGATAACCATTTCCTCCCGTGTAAAAATAGACAGTCGTGCCCCACACGCTCGACATACAAGCAGGACAGAGGAACAGGGGCTTGCAGAACCACTTCGGCAGAATCACTTCTAACGCATCGGCAATCGGCTCAAGAATCATGTCCTTGCCACACGCCGCCCATGCGCCCGTAATAACAAGACACCCGATAACGATGCGTAGAAGGAACTCGATCATCGCTTTCCTCCGCAACTTGAGCAACCGCCGCTCCGGTGCATTACTGGAGCATGGTAATTCCTGTATCCGGTGCATATGTGATGCGGAAATTGCGTGCAGGCTAGTTCGTCTAGCTGATCCTCTGTCGGCGCGGTGATTCCGTTTGCCGCGCAATAGGAGTTCACTTTGCCGACCCACTGATTGAACGTCTCATGCACGGTGCGCCATTCTACAAGGTGTTTTCCGTCCCTCCATATAATCGGGATTGACGGAACCATTGATCTGTTTTTGATGCGTGGCATATCAGTTTTTTGCCCATGTTCCAAGGTTGTGCGTGTCGTGTAATATCAGTGTTTCGGGATATTTTTGCTCGCAATATATGTAACGATGGTTAAGCAAACAAGTCGTGTAATCGCAGTTCTCGATAATTGCAAGCCCTGTCCTATGACCGTTAATCGCGTGGTTGGCAGAAGTGATTTGCGCAGGAGTCCACAGAGCGGCAATAATCCCTATCATCCTGCCGTTTGGAACGGATGCCATGAGGGTGTTGTCCACAATCGGGACGGCGCGATGAAGTGCTACGTCTTTGCGGAATGGCGAGCGCAACCCAGCTACGAAGTCATACCGATTCCATACGTCAATCGAATCAAAAAGGCGTATCGGCTGGCTGTCCACATCCACGTAGATGCCGCCTTCCTCTTGAAGCAGCAGCACGCGCAGGCGATCCGTGATGAAGGCTATGCGCTCTTTTTTAGCGACCATGTATTTGATGAAGGGGTCTTGCCCGTAGCGTTCCAGTAGTTCGTTGCCGTGGTATCTATGAATCCAAGACGACCTGTTCATCTCGTTCATTTGAGCAACCCAAGTGAACTCCCTGTCTGGAATCACTTTATTCCCAATCCAGATTTGATGTATGATTTTCGGGATCATAGCGTTGACCAATACTGAATAATCGCTTGCTCCTGCTCCCGTGATGCGATCCTCATGTCAGGCGCGAGAAAGATATCGGGTGACAACCGAAAACCCCTGCCGTCATAAAGCTGTGAATAGCTTTCACCGCCAACCGCCCCGCCCCATTTGTGGATGTAGTGAGCAAGGTTGCGCTCAAAATATCTGGAGTGCTGCCGATTCTCGCCCTGATGGATGGTGCGGCTCCAAAAATGAAAGTATGCTGCCTCGCTGAGTCCGCACGCCTTCACCCCGCATAGGTTCGCACGTCTCGCGGCATCGTTATCCTCAAAATATGCGTTCGGCCAGAAGTTCACATCGGCGTATCCCGTCTTATCGAATACGCTTCGCTTAAACAGCGCGAGATTGCGAACGTCTTTCAGCGAATCCGGCTCAATGTTCGGTGCATGGATTTCCTTGTGCAGTTCCCACGGTCTTGCGTCAAAGTCTGTGAACTCTAGCGTGTTGCCCTTGAAGTATTGCGCGGATTCGGGGTAGCGGGCTACAAGGGATTTTGAGTCAAACTGTGAGGCGCATATCCATTCCCAATCGGTTGTTTCTGCGCAGTTGATCATGGCATCTAGTGCGCCGGGATAAGGAATAACGTCATTCCCCATGATGATCACGTTGTCGTATTGGTTGGCGAAATAAGCATACTCAAAAATGTCGTTGATGCTTCCGGCAAACCCGATGTTCTCGGTGTTTCGGATGTAGTTGATAAATCCGGCTGACAGCCATTCCTCCATCGCATGATCATCTGGCTTTGCTATTACCACCAAAATATCAGCATCCTTTGTCAGTGTTTCCTTGATGCCGCGCACAGCAAGTTGCAGGAATGGCAGGTTGCCGTATGAGACTATCCCGATGAGCGTTTTCATTGTAGCGGCGTGGTTCGATTAAAAGTGATGATGGATTTACAACCGCTACCCGCATGGGGATACGTTGGATCGTAGTAGTATTCCTCGACACATGGCGCGTTCATGGAGAAGGCAAGCGAGTTATCCCCGCGCCTGTCCTTAATGCTGGTATCCACCTGTCTGTTGTTGTTCTCGATGATGAAGGTGCATGGCAATTCATGGCCTGTGACGTATAGCGCGGCCTCAAACAGATGCCCGTTCTCGTATGCCCCGTCACCGAGGAAACACCACACCCGTTCATTCCCGCCTGCCCGCTTGATTCCGGCAGCAACGCCAGCCGCAATGCCGCAAGTGCCGCCAAGGATTGCCGACTGATAGATTTTCAGTTCTTTGCTGAACACGAACATGGAACGATCCTCGCGTATCTCCTGCTCAAGCTGCTTCTCGCTCATCCCCTTTAGGAGACAGTGGTAATGTGCGCGGTGGCTGGTGAATACCCAATCGTTGTGATTGATGCGCTTGAAAATCTCGATCAGTTCATCCTCGTTACCTCCGCACAAGTGCAGGAGGGAAGGCAGTTCCCCTTCTTCCCATAAGCCCTTGATTCGGTTTTCAAAAGCGATCAGACTTTCTTTCGTGTGTAAGTTCATGCTCTTGCGTATTCTCCAAATAGTTCTTTAGCTGCTTTTTGGTATGCGGCTGATGCTTCTTCTACTGTTTTGAACATACCAAGATACTTTCTTTTTCCGTCCTTCCTGATTTCGGCTCTGTATTTTCCGTGATCCATGAAAACGCCTTTTGCGCCAGTTGTGTTTGATTTGTATTTCCCTTTATTCAACTGATTCTGTCCATTGGTGACAATGCGCAAATTAGCGCGGCGATTGTCTAAGCCATCCCCGTTTTTGTGATCGCAGAAAAAACCAGTGGGCGGATTTATTATTTCCCTGTGCATCCTGATTTCCCTGCGCATCACGGTTGTAATTCTTGATTGTGATAGCGGAGCTTTCCTGTTTGCGTAGAATGTCTTTCCTTGCCTTTCCGCATACCACTTGAACTGGTTTAATATCTCGTAATCCTCGTCATCCACAATTGCAACTTTCCCCTGTGTGAGCGGTATTGTTTTCATTTCAGAGAAATCATTACTCGACCAGCCAATCCGTTGCGAACTAGGTCTATTCCATCGTTAATCTGTTCCAGCGGCAACTTGTGCGAAATTGTTCCCGTCAAATCCAGCAACCCCGAACGCCAGAGATTCACGTAGCGCGGGATGTCGAGATGCGGTCGAAACCCGCCGCCCTGCGTAGCAATAATCGTCTTGCCCTCGCCAAAGAACATATCGAGAGCAGACAACACGCGATAGGATTGTCCCGGCTTCGGTTGTCCGACCATGATGAACCTGCCGCCGCTGGCGAGCCGCTGTATCCCGTCCTCGATTGCTTGGATGTTGCCTGTTGTATCCACGATTACGTCATACTTCTCCACTGGATGTTCAAATGGTTCACTGATGTTGATATAATGGGTAGCTTGATTATACATTGCCGCTGACTTTTTATCCAAATTAACGTCACAGGCAACAATCGGGAAGGCGCATGACAGCTTTGCGGCTTGGATGAGATTCATCCCCACACCCCCGCACCCGATGATCAGGATGCTCTCGCCAAACTTCAACTTGGCTTCCTGCTCCACGGTTCCTAGTGCCGTGCTGAGTCCGCATCCGAGCAACGCGCAAAGCTCCATAGGCACATCGTCGTCAACCACGGTAACACGGTTGCGGCTGACCACGGCTGATTCGCAGAGCGTGGTTACGTGACCACCGCCAAGGGTTCTGCCGCCGCCTGTCTCGTAGCGAGCGGTCAGATAGGCATCGCTGCCTTCGCCTTTGCGCCAGTGGCAGACGACTTTCTTGCCGATGAGTTGAACATTAACACCAGCCCCGACTTCGCGGACAATCCCGCATCCCTCATGCCCTAACAAGTGAGGGATGAATCCGGCGTTGCCCTTGTTGCCTGCAATCTCTTGTAGCTGGCTGCCGCAGATGCCGCTCATCAGCATTTCCACGCGCACCTGTCCAGTGGCGCAGGTTTTGCCGAATGACGTTGATGCGTGTTCAATGTCCCATATCTCTAAGGGCGAGTTCAGTTGTGTCAGGATTGCGGCTTTGTGGCTCATGGGTTGGTTTTTCTGAATACGACAATAGCAAGCGGTTGCGGAAGCCCGTGATCTGCACCACCGAACTTAGGGCGACCACGCACGAATCGCACTTCCCCGTTGGGCATTACGATGTCATGCCACCACCCCGTATTTGTTCTGGCCGGAATCAGGGCAACCGTAGTAACCCCGTTGTCGCGTTCCTTTGCTGCCCTTCGTAGCCAATCGAGCATCTTTCGTCCGTATGGCGGATTCATCCAGCATACCCCGCTCCACTCCTGCTTTAATCCGTCCATTTCCTCGGTGAAGTAGTTCAAGCAACGAGCATTTTCCAAAGTAGCACATACATCAATCGTGAATCCGAACTCGCGGTTAAGCGGCTCAAATACGCTATCAGGTGTAGGCCATTCGACCTTTTTGCTTGCGAACCTATTTGCGTCAAAGTTTGCCATTACAGGTTGTCTTTCAGTTCTACGATCATCGTGCTGCGATTCTGCTTCTGATCTGCAATTGCCGCCTCGTATCCCGCAGCAACCTCGTCGGGCGTTGTAACCCGATACACTGGCATCCGAAGTATCTTGCGAAACGCTGCCGTGAAGTCCTGTGTGTGAGTTGCTCCCGTAAACAGAGGCTTCCGGCTATTCCCGACTACCACGCGAACGATTACGCCGGGAGTCCATTGACCACGGCTGATGATTGCCGCTTTATCAATATGATTGACCAGCGCATCAAAGCAGTTGCCGATGAAATCGAATCGCTCAAGTATCACCATTGGCCGAAGCCCCTTTAACGCGAGTCCCATTGCCATGCCCATCATCAGGTTTTCGGCTACCGTTGTTTCAAATATCCTATCATTCGGGATTTCCTTCATCGTGCCGTTACCCCCCTTTCCGTTGAGCAGCCCGTAGCCGACAAAGCGGGCAAGCGGATCGCGGGCGAACGAGTTTATCTGATTTGTGAGCGATTCCTTGTAATTCATAACAGTCCTTCCCTGCATAAGAGTTGTCGCGCTTCATCCACTGTCGCGCATTGATAGATTTCCGGCAGATTTAGTTGCTCCCCGTTGTCCAGAAGCGCAATTCGCATCCTGCCGCTTCTGTTGTGATTGTTGTGCGTGTTAATAGTGGGCCACATAGGGCCGGATGCAACCATAAGGTGATGCTGGCAGCGCGATGACATTTGCCCGATTTCCGTGACGCTTAGATTAGCGACAAAAGGTGCGCGGGTGCATGGCAGATTACCGACCTTGTTCGTGGTAATCACGCGATGCCTTGTTGCCAAGTCGAGAATCAGCTCATCGAGATACCCGCTGCCGTGTTGCTTCATTGGGCCGAATTGCCCGCTGCATGGCTCCGAGTTGATGATGAGAAAGTCAAACGCATTCCTTGTGGCTGGCGACTCCAACCCCGGATAATCGAACAACAAATGTTCCTTGATCGCAAATGGCGACTTGAAGCCCATCCGTTTTGCCGTCCATTCGTAATGCTCAAGATAGAAATTGGAGAAGTCCCAACGGAACTTGCTTCTTTCCCAAAACCCCAGCTTCCCTTCACCCGCGCCAGCGTTCTTCCATGTATCAATCGAAACGTCCTTGATGTTGTCCCATAGCGACCTTGCATCGAATGAATCGAGCATTACGTTCGGTAAATCCAGCACCATGTCGCGTAGCGGCTCCAAGTGACACCCGTTGCAGAAATGGATGAACCAATGATCGGGATGCGACTTCGCAATCGAGCGCAACAGATGCAGGAACAGCATATTGTCGCCAAGGTTGTAGTGGTTATGCGTCCAAGTGGTTTTCATATACGCCAGATGTCGAATCTCCCTGTGCCGTTCTTTGCGGTTTTCACTTCAATTCCAAGTCTGCGAGCATACGCGATAACCCGCTGCCGAAACTTGTGCGTATCCACTACAAACGAGAATCCACTTTTACACTGTGTTAGCGCAAGGCGCGGATCAATGATCTCCCCGAAGCTGGTAATCGGTACCCTTGTCGGGATCGGCTTTTCTTCGTATGTGGGTAGCTTGCTCAATGTGAGTCGCGTAGAAAAGATTGTGCTACTGTTCTGGCTCGCATCGGGGGCTTGCCGTTATGTCTTGTTGAGTCCAATCCTTGTGCAAAAATGTAAGTCCAAATAATCTCTATCAACTTACGCTGACTTTCCGTGGAGCTATGTTTCCATGTTACGATTAAAACGCCTTCGCAATCTTCTATTGTTTCGATTTTTACCAATAATTGCATCGGCAGCAATTCAAGCAACTCCCTCATTCGTTCCCTTCTACCCTCCGAATCGTCGCTAAGGATATTTGGGATTTTGTCGAGAATGTCGGTTGAAAACAACTTTTTGAACAAGTTCATATTTACGCGATTACCCTTTTACTCAATGAACGTCAATAACAAATTGCACTAAATATTCTTTTTTGTCACTTTTCCCGCCTTATGCGAAACATAATCCTACTCGTTCAAACTCAACCCGACATCGCCGCACTAGCCACGGCATCACGGGAAATCAAGAAACTCAACACGGAAGGCGTGTGGCTGGTGTTCAGCCCTGCCGTCCTCGTAGATACCGCTGCTGCCGCAAAGGAGCATGACGTAGCTATCCGCGACATCAACGACGCGATGACAGCCTGCGCTGGTCGTCTCGACTTCGCCGGAGCCGGGCAATACAAGCTCAAGCTGGATGCCGCTATCCTCGACAAAGCGGAATCCGTAAAGAACGCTTACAAGAAGATGACTGCCGCCGAGCAGGAATCCGCTTTTCAGCGCGTGTTCGGTGACTTCGTGAAGAATCCGCCAGCCGCGAACATGAAGGTGACGCAGCATAGCGACCACTACGAACCCGAAAGTTGGATTGAGTTCTTAAACAGTCTGAAGGGCGCATGGTTTGCCCCGTTTACGCCGGGAACCTTCTCAATCCTTTGGCCGACTTCGCTGCCGGAGACGAAACAGGTCAAGGTTGCCGCCACCACTGTTCCAGTTGTAAAGGAATCCTTTACCGCACCTGCACCCGCGCCAGCCGCAGCAGCCCCGCAGCCCGCACCAATCACCCCAACTGCCCCGACTCCCGCACCAACCCCGCCACCGACTCATCCCACGCTTCCTGCGCCCGGCGTTCGTCCAAAGGGCATTGCCCCGCAGATGACGCCGGAGTTCAAGCAGATCATGGCTATGGGGCTTGACGGTGTTGCAGCCGAAGCGTTCAAGATCGGCATCAACCCCAATGGAAAATCCCTGCGCAAACTCGTTCACATGGTATATGATGCCAAGTATCCCAAACTCTCTTGATACCGTGCATCACAAAGCTCTGGCGACCTTCTGCCGCCGCTGAATCGCTCTACGATGAGCAAATGCAACTCCTGTCGCCGGATGTTCGGCGGCAGGAGGGGCGGGATGCGACGGAATACGAAATCCTGCTGGCGACATTCGGCGCACTCCCGCACAAACACCCGCTCAAATACGAGTTCCTGATCCTATGCTGGATGCAGCAATGGCCGGAGACGATCCAGTTTGAGAATGACGGCATCCTCAATCACTGGCTGTTCCGCATGGCAAAAGGGTTCTGCTTCTCCCGCCGTTTGCTGCTCATGGGTTGTGGCTCATCTGGCAAAACCCAAGCATCAGCAGCCTACGCCTACACAATCTGGAAGGCGCGACCTTTCAACACATCCGTATTCCTGTCCACCACATCAGCGGAAGCAGGCGAATCGAGAACATGGGGTGCGGTGAAAGATTTGCACAAAGCTGACAAGTTTAAAATCGGCAAGCGTATTGATTCCCTCCACCTGATTACGCTGGATGAAGAAGTGCGCGATGATGACGGGGTGAAGGAGCGCGACTTCAGGGACGTTATCAAATGCATCAACATCAAGCCGGGGCAGGAGGGCAAGAATGTAGTCGCATCCATCGTTGGACGTAAAAACGAGAATGTCATTTGGATTTGTGACGAGTTTCCGTTTATGGACGTTGGCGTATTGACGGCTCGCGTAAACTTGAACACGAACCCGTTCTCGCAGTTCATCGGACTCGGCAATGCGCCAGAAGAAGGCGACCCTATGTATATTGATGCCGCCCCTTTTGGTGACAAGTATCCCGATGGCTGGAAATCGCTGGACAAGGATACGATGGATAGCTGGCCCACTTCATCCGGTCTATGCCTTTACTTCAATGGCGCGAAGTCTCCAAACTTCAAGGAGGAAGGTAAGATGCCGTTCCCGCGCTTGATGAACGAGAACTTCCGTAAAGAGATTCTATCGGATGCAGGAGGCGAGGACGCGCCGATGTATTGGAAGCAATTCTATGGTTTCCCTCCTTCCGTGGATGTGTCGGACAAGGTTCTCACGGGAAAACTCATGGAGTCTTGCGGTGCATTCCAGAAAATCAACTGGCAGGACAACAACCTGTCCACCCTTGCAGGACTTGACCTTGGCTTCCGCGCAGGGGGCGATCCTTCTGTCATCCAGTTTGGTAAAATGGGTTCCGGCAGGCATGAGGACGACATTGATGCCCGTTACAAGCGCATGATCTCACTTGAGCGTGACGCGATGCCGCTTGTCCCGAAGCAATCGAAAGAAGCCTTTGAAGTGCAGATCGCCAAGCTGGTAATCGAGCAATGCCGTAGCCGAAGCTGCCACGAACTCGCTTTGGACGTTACGGGCGACGGCGGTATCCTTTTGCAGCACATTGAGCGCGAAGCCCGTGAGCAGTCTTACAGCCTCACCGTTCACGCGATCTCGTTCTCCGGCATCGCTGAAAACCGTATCGTGATTCCTGGCGAGAAGCGCAAGGCTCGCGAGATGTTCGCCAACATGGTGTGTCAGATATGGGGCACTACCCGTCTTGCGGTGATGAATAGGGCGGTTGGAGGGATGAATAGTCAATCAAACGCCACCAAGCAACTATGCGCCCGCAAAATGGGCACAGACGAGAAAAAGCGCATGACGATTGAGCGGAAGAAGGACATGAAGGAACGGATTCGTCGTTCGCCGGATCACGCTGATGCCGCTTGTCTGCTGATCCATCTGGCAATGCGTAACGGGCTTGCAGGGTATGAGCAGAAGCGGGAAGCAAAGCCGTTCAACCCGGAGGACTATTTGAAGAAGGGACAACCAGCAGGGAAATACGGGGTGCAGCAGCGGAGCGTGTATAGCGGGCGGTAGCTATTTCTGCTTCCCTAGACTCACCGCATCCCATTCCTTAAACAGATTCTTCATCCACGGGAACATAGGATGCTCGTTTCTCTTGGTTGCCATGCAATGCTCGAAACAGGCAACCCCTTTATAGCTATGCGCGATACCGAATCCACCCCATCTTGGCGCATCCCCCATCAGCAGCGGAACCCCGCTCATCCGAAAACCTAGCTCAAACGTGCCCTTGTCGCCGTGCAGCATATTGAACCATGTGTCGGCGTGTTCATTCAACCAGCCCGTCCACCGCAACCCCATCCATCCCTCAACCTTGTCCACTATGAACTGCCCGGTTTCCCACTCGATCTCCGGCAGCAACCCGCAATAGGTGTATCCCCAGCGACTCGGATGACACGGCTTCACATCATTGAAAAATAACGTCTTGCCCTTGCACAACTGGAATATCGTTTCCGGCTTCACCACGGGAAAGCAATCGGCATCTATGAACATAACATGACGCCAAGGGCTATGCGTGACAGCGTAATTCTTCAACACCCAGCCGCTCATATGCCGAACCGGATGCTTCTTTAGGACGTTGAATACGTTGACCGTTTCTACCCCCATCTCTGCAAAACTCTTTGCGGCCCATACTGGCATCTCCTTCTCTCCTATGTGCCACACCTGTATCGGCAACTCGCACCCCAATTCCCGTATCCTCCGGCATAACACCCAACTCCATGACAGATATTTCCCTCCACCCGCTATCACAATACCGCATCCCGTGCAATCAGGCGGCTCCGATTCCAGCAGCCGTTTATCCCTTACATGATTCACCATCGCCCCGCATCGCTGTTCCTCGAATCGGGGAAGCCCGATGCTGTCCTTCGCCTGCGTTTCAGCAAGTGACGGCATAACCTTTAAATCGAAAAAACAGGTTCAGCGTTACGCTGTTCACGTTCCTGCTCCAATGCAGCAAGAAACCGATCCTCGCGCTCACGCCGAATCTGCTCGTCAGCCAGTTCATTCAACTGCTCATCAGTCAAATCCCCGGTCAAAATGTCAAACGGTAATCCCATATACGCATTAACCTTTTACGGGGTTTAACGATTACGTCAATACCTTTTATCGGGGTAAAGTGCAGCAGGGTTATAGGGATGCAGGGCAGCAGGTGTATCCGGTGTAGAAGGGGATAGCCTGTCGAGGAACACGGCATAGGAATACGGGCACAACTCACCTATTGCTAGATGAGTTGGAAATGTTGAAAGAAACAGCCCGACTGAGGTATTCCGCTAAGGTTTCCGTAACACCGTCCCGAAGGACGCATAGACTCGTCAGCACCCGCCACTCGGTCATCCGGTAATGGCTTGGTCCATGAACTCTCCCGCTTGCGCAGGAATGACGGTAGATGAAAGGAATTGAACCCTTCTCGATTTATCAACCACAAGGCTATCACGCGCATCCTTTAGAGTGCGTCCCCTGTGCGCGGCTATCGTTGCTGTCCGCTCTTGCTTATGCACCCCTCACGCTGGTGCAATCTATCGAGGTCGCCGCTTGGCTCTTTGTGCGTATGCCGAGACATAAGGCCAAAGAAAAACCGCGCTGTGGATCAAGCACAACGCGGTTTCGGGATTACTCCCAAGAGATTAGCATCGCTCTTGATCTGCGAACTGAGCGGATATTGCCATGCCCATTCCATCCGTCAAATCTTTTTTCAATAAATCTTCTTGACTTTACTAGCAAAGTATCATATTACCTACGTCCACACATCTATGAAATGTCCTCGCTGCAAACTCGTTTGGAAAGTAAAATGCTACTCCGATGGAGGGAAACTCCGTTGGCGAGGTATGACAAAGGAACAACGGCTTGAATGGGCCGCAAAGATGCAAGCGGGTCGCCGGGCGCAGCGGTTGCAGGTGCGCGAGGCAAAATTGAAAGCTCAATCCACAACACAACAACCGTAGTGACAATGATGCTCAAGAATCCAATCTTCATCGCATCCATTGCTCTCGCAGTCAGCGCAATAGCCGACATAGCGACAACCATGAGCGGTATCTCCACCGGATGCACCGAGGCAAACTACATCGCGCTTGTTTTCCAGCAACGCTACGGATTGTTAAACGGCATGATAGCGCGTGAGTTCCTTGTCACCGTGCCGCTGGCAATCATTGGCACATGGTTCCTGTATCGCCGCACGCGCTCTGTCTTAATCGCTTCCTTGGCCGTTTGGGTCATTGTTCCGGCTCACGTTATCGCAACAATAAGCAATGTGCTGATTCAACTATGACCGACCACACCAACCACACCTACGACTTCAAAATCTACAACGGACGCATTAAGGTCTATGTGGACGGCTACGTAATGTTCACGTTCAACCAGATCGATTTTAAGGGCTACTACGCCTACAAGGACGACACTCTGTTATTCGGCATAGACATCTACCTAGTTGATACGACGATGGAAATTTACTTCAAGACCAAAGAAAACTGGTTCGCAATTCTCGCGCTACTCGACAAAAACTTATGAACACTAAAATGAAAACATACCACAACGACCCGTCCATTAAATCCAAGTATATTGCTAGAGTAAAAGCGCATCGACTAGCTGATGAGCTGATTCAGGAAACGGGATGGGAGAATGGAAAAGGCTGTGCAGTTGGTTGCACGCTAGAAAATTACGACCACTCCAGATACCCAATAGAGCTAGGCATGGTCGAAGGATTGGCCAGACTTGAAGACCATATCTTTGAAGCATTAGCACCAGCCGACGCGATGAATTGGCCGGAGCAATTCTTGTCAGCAATGCCAGAAGGAATAGACGAGCAGACGCAGATGATACTACTCGATCAGTTTCAAGTCTTTTGGTTAAAGCGTCAAAAAACTCAGTTCAATGGTGAGGACTATCCGCAGGCAATCACGGCTATTGACAAAACTATTGAGCTACTCAATCGCGCCATTAGCGGAGATGAACCGGAGTTGGCAGCGTGGTCGGCAACAAGGTCGGCAGCGAGGTCGGCAACAAGGTCGGCAGCGAGGTCGGCAACAAGGGCGGCAGCGGAGTCGGCAGCGAGGGCGGCAGCGTGGTCGGCAGCGGAGTCGGCAACGAGGTCGGCAGCGAGGTCGGCAGCGGAGTCGGCAGCGTGGTCGGCAGCGGAGTCGGCAGCGTGGTCGGCAACGAGGTTGGCAGCGAGGTCGGCAGTGAGGTCGGCAGTGAGGTCAGAAGCAATAGTCAAACGAGACTGGCTGCTCGATGCACTTACTGCGCTATCGCCAAAACCCTAGAAGAAACCAAACCACAATGAACATTATGAACGACAACGAACTAAAAACAATCCTCGCCAAGATGCTGCCGGAGACGGTGCGCCTAGGGACTCTACTAACCAATGATCTATTCTGGCATGGCAAAAGGGGTGCGCGTATTTCCGTCCTCGACACCGAACTGCTTCACATTTGCTCGCTGGCGGAAGCGGGGCTGACGGGCGAACAGCGCGGAGAATACATTGATCGCCTGTGCTTGCTTTGCAGGCACGAAAACGGGCCTTTCTCTTCATTAGTAAAAGCCTTCTTTGTCACATGGCAGCAGCGCGTCACCGCACTCGCAGCCGTGAAAGGAGGGACGCTGTGAACCTCTCCATCATCGAACACCTATTACTTATCGAGTCTCACCTTAAAAAGCTCCTCGCGATTGCGGAGAATCGGACGCATGGGAAGTGGGAGATAATCGGACAGCATCAAACGGAAGTTCTCGCGCTCGATGGAACGCAGGAGGCTATCGTCGTGGTTGATACTAGATTTTTCAAGGAACAAACCAATCCGAATGAAAAAGAGGACGCCACCTTCATCGCCGCCTGTGCCGGAAACGCCGAAGCTGGCTGGAAAAGCACGCTTCGGACAATCGCAATGTGTCGTCAGCTAACTAGTCCATACTCTAATTTAATTATCAACGAAATCTTCGCAGCCTACCCAATCGAACTACTCCAATGACAATAACTGAAACTACATCCAACACTCCGCAAACCTGTTTCCGATGCACCGCTATTGGGCTTCCGTCTAACGGTATTCCAGCAGGGCAAAAGCATTTGCTGATTGTATCGCCAGCAAAGACCGACACCGCCTGTATTGACTGCTACAACAGAATGTTTGCCGAAATCACAAAATCCAGTGAAGGCGAAGAATGGAAGGAGACACTATGACTACACCGCACGAACTTACTATCGATCCATCCGACCACCTACCACTCAACGAACGACCAACGCCGATTGTGGATAATTGGTGCGAACTAGCCGTCTCCGCCGATACGCGGGACGTGCTCAAACTTGCCCGCGAAATCGAACAAATGCTTGCAGAGCGGACGGAGGAAAGGGACTTGCAAAAAGGAAGAATCTACCGACTCGAACGCGAGGCTATCGAGACACGCGACATCGCCCTCGCCAAGCTCGCTACCATCGCCAACATACTGCGTGGAGAAAATCTTGATACGTGCAACGAGCAGGAGCTTTTCGATCTCCTGTGCCGAATTAAGGAGGAAACCAAGAAAGCCGAGTCAGTGAGTTGGGACAACGCCGTTGAGGTCAATGTGGAATTAAACGACTGCAAAGAAATCATAGCCAGCCAGCATCGGCTAATGCGTAATGCCGAGCAGCGCGGAATAGATAAAGCGAAGGAAGAACTCGCCGCAGTCACCGCCGAACGGGATGCGCTTCTTGTCCGCGCAAGCACCGTCGAGACGGCAAACGCGGACTTGGCCGCTGATCTGAAGGAAGCTAGAGAAGCCGTGATGCGAAACGATCAATCGTTGCGTGACGTGATAGCCGCAAAGTTCGCAGTCACCGCCGAACGGGATGCGCTTTGTCTGCGCGTGCTTGAGTCAGAGGCAGATCGCAATAAGGCACTTGGCATTTTGCAGGAGCATAATCTAACGCCGCTTTCCGCCATTGCCGCCGAGCGGGATGCACTTAAACACGCGCTGATTGAACTTGAGGCGGCAGCGGAGGCTTATGCGGCAGACCAATCGAGTGCAACCGATAGCCGATGTGGGCTTGTGCAACCGATAACCGTAGAGGACGGCAACAGGCTATTGTCCGCGCTGAAAATTGCAAACGACCTTACCAAATGACTGACCTCGACCTTATCATCCAAGCAGCCAAGCTAGGGGCCGCTGGTTCCGACAACTGTAATCAGGTAGCAGCCGCAATCGAACGCATTACTGACACCTCTGCATCCGATCTCCTGCAAGACTGCCACTCCCTGTTCCTTAAAATCGCACACGACGACGACAAGGAACAGTTTCAAATCAACCAAGACCTGAGACGCAAGCTCGATACCTTGTGCCTCAAAATCCAACAAACGATATGACAGCAACCCCGCTCACCACCGCAGCCCTGTCCACCCTCAAGTCCAAGGCCGACTTCATCCAGTTCGCCCAATCCCTTGAACTCAAACTCATCGCCGCATCCCTTGAACGGGACTCTCTGCTACTCGACCACCGCAAAGTCTGTGCAGCCTGCCGGGAACTCGAAAAGGGCAAAACACCATTACTCAACTTCCTTGAATAGCCCGTTCCGCAATCTCGACGGCAGTAAGTTCGGCTGCATCCTAGCTGACCCTCCTTGGGAGTATGACTGCAAGCAGCCGACAGAACCACCTAGACCTTGTATATCCAGAGGCGAACATCCCGGCAGCGTCACCCACTACTACAACACCATGACGGCAGAGCAAATCGCAGCTATGCCCGTGCAGGAAATCAGCAAGGACAATGCTGTGCTATTCCTTTGGGCCACAAACCCACTACTTCCAGATGCGTTTGCCGTGATGAAGGCATGGGGGTTCAAGTATAAAACCCTTCTAACTTGGGAAAAGGAAAACGGCAGCGGCATGGGTTATTGGTTTCGCGGAGTAACCGAGCATTGCCTTCTCGGAATCAGGGGTGACGTTAAAGCCTTCCGCTCTCCCGTTAAAAACCTCATCCGAAACAAAGTCGGCAGGCATAGCGCGAAACCCGACAAGATGCACGAAATCATCGAGTCGGTCACATCAGGCATGGATCGGGTTGAGCTATTCGCTAGACTCCAAAGGCCCGGCTGGACTGCATGGGGAAATCAGGTGGAACACGACTTACTTTCATCCATTGATAATACACGCATATAAACAATCAATCCCCCTAACCACCTGATCTATTTTCCCCTGTTAGACAAATATAATCTTGACACGTTTCCATCTTCCAGATTGCCTCGCGTGCAAGATCATAAAACGCGAAGCGGTCACTGGCTATATCGGGGAATAGGGGATACAGCGTAGAGCCATTGCCGTGATCCACTTCACCACGATATAAGCCGTAACAACGGATACAGGGTAGTAGGGGTGTCGAGATACAGGGTTGTCGTGGTTAGCGGTTGCAGGGTTGCAGGGTTGCAGGGTTGCAGGGTTGCAGGGTTGCAGGGTTGCAGGGTTGCAGGGTTGCAGGGTTGCAGGGTTGCAGGGTTGCAGGGTTGCAGGGTTGCAGGGTTGCAGGGT